CCGGTCACGGTGTAATGGGCCGTATGTGCAAAATTGTCCGAGAGATCTCGTCCAAGATCTGCAATCTTCCAAACGTAGGTGTTTGCCATGAAAAAGAAGCAATAGGTTCAGTGTAACTTGAGCGCCCCACGTTGCCATGGGGCGGTTTACTATCCAGCCTTAAGAGCTGCAACTTCGGTTTCTAGGGTTTCAATTTTTGCGATTGCTTCTTGTAGTGTTTTTGTAAGAATAGGTACTAAGCGAGGATAATCAACACACCACGTCTTGCTAATTTCTTCATTGCTGTCGCCTTCATGCACAGCCTCAGGCACTACGTTGTTTAACTCTTGTGCAACGAAACCAAACCTCACAGAAGATTTATCGTTTAACCAATCGTGCGAAACAACACGAACATTTTTAATAATATCAACAGCACTAATAGCGTCTTGGATATTTGTTTTTAATCTTATGTCTGAGCTAGTGGCTAGCGAAGTTGCAGTGTTCGTGTATTCCAATCCGCCGACATAAGTCCCTGAATGGTAATTAGCTATGGCACTGGCCGTTCCTGAAAAAGTTTTTACAAGATCTATAACTCCAATGACATTAGATTGATTACGCAGTCTAACTCCAGGAGATGAAGTGCTCTGACTCGTTTTACCAATAAGAACGTCCCCCGAGCTGTCGATTCGCATCCGCTCGGTATCGTTTGTACTAAATAACATATAATCGTTATCTGTATCAAACAGGATTACGCCTTTTTGTGTTCCAGCACTGTTTTTAAATAAAATCCCATCGTTACCATCAGCGGCTCCTGCCTGCAATGTTAAATAAGTATCTGCAGAGTCTTTCAAGTGCATCAACGTTGAGGGCGACGACGTGCCAATCCCTACGCGTTGAAGATTAGTAACAGTTACAGCGTCAACAAGTGAACCTGAAGTATTGCGTGTGCGGAAAAGAAGAGTACCGCCAGGATTGCCTCCGCCTGAATCAATAGTTGTTTTAATTTCACTGCGCCCCTGACTCATCAAAATAGAGGCAGTGCTTGAATAAGCGTTAGGACTGTCTAGGGTAAATGTGGTGCCGCTTACTCCTGAAACGTGCAACTTGCTTGTTGGATTTGTTTCACCAATCCCAACCCGATCATTTCCACCATCGACAAACAGCATGTGAGTCTGGCCGTTTGACTCCACGCGGAAGTCAACATCATTGCTGCCGTCGTTAAATACAACTTCAGAACTACCAATCTCTAAACGTTCAACACCGCCAGTCGCAAAGTTAATCTTGTCGGCACCGCCGCTGAAAAAGCCAGTATTTAGATCAGACGCAAAGGCAAGACCAGGCGCTGAAACAGTGCCGTCCTCCATCAACATCGTGCCGTCAAGCTCGAAAATTGTGACCCAACCGTTGTTCGCTGAGTTCCTTAACTTCAGCTGACCGGTCGTAGTATCAGCCCACCATTGATACGCGTATTTAGTCGCTGGCTCAGAGCTGCTGCTGTTATTGCTGACGATCGCCGCAAGGGCATTATTAAGATCACTTCTCACGGCACTACCGGTGCCATTTGCGATCACATAATCATGAACTGGGGACATGACTAAACTGCGTCAGACAACATTGCTTGCATCTTAAACGCCTCTGCCAAATCCAACCGCTGTGTAAGTGAAGTTGCGATCAACGTTGCTGCCGCCTGAATCCAGCACATCAAGATTGAAACCTGTGCCTGTAACACTGCTGACGTTGACACGCTCACCATTGCCAAGGTTCTGCACCGTGATGCCAATGCTTGGCAGAAAGTTGTTTGAGTTGCCCAGCGCCGACGTACCAACAAAGAAGGCATTCGCAAAGGTCACCGATTTTGTGCTCGTGCCCGACGCTGTGGGCTGACCAGTCTCCTCCCTGCGCTGAAACGTCGCCTCATAGCCCAGCTCATCAATCAAGATGTTTTGAGCGATGTCATTACTCTCCAGCTCTGCTTTGAACTGAAACCCACGCCCTCTAAACGTTCCAGCTACAAACTGCTTCCAGTCTGAGTAAGTCGGAGATCCTGAGGGGTCGGTTTGTGTCCTTCGCATATAGAGCTTGGCGTTGACGGCATCAGCCTCTGTTCCATCGAAATCATTCCAGGTGTCGATCAGCGCAGTACGTGCATCAATGGTGTCGTTCGGGAAGAAAGCCCTAGTGACAAACCGCCGTTTGAGATCAAGCGAGAAAACAGCACCTAAATCAAGAGTGCTGTTGAACTGATACTCAGCAGAACCAAGGATGTCCCCTAAGAAATCAAAGGACGTGATGGCATCAACGTCGGTTACATCATCTAGGTTGTCGTTACCGTCAATCACCAACGCATCAAGGTCATCGCTGTAGAAGCAGTCAGTTTTTGTACCCTGGAACGGCGGGCTGTCTTGATCTTCTCTGCGCGTTTGAACCGTGACCCTGCCAAGCGCATCAGGAAAGTCAACTAAAACGCTTGTGGCGTTTGTGCTCTTGTTGCCCAGCTCGTCCTCAAACTTGACCAGAATCTCGCCTTCAACCAGCGGCACAATGGCCTCAGTTGAGTTGCCACCAACAGCAGGAATAAGGTCAACAGAGTTAGGCCAAGTAGCTGAACCGTCAGTCAGGTTGCTGTGCTTGATGTGAACAAGGCCATTCACCTTCACATCCAAGTCAACTGTTTGATCCCACCGCAGGCGAGCACTGTTGGCACTGATCGGTTCAATCGATAGGTTCTGCACATCGCCAGGTACTGCCGTTTTGCCTAGCAGCGTGAACGTTGCCGATGCAGTTGCGCTTTGTTTGCCTAGATAATTAGTTGCACGGATCTGAACTGTGAGCGTGCCAGCCTTCAGGTTGCGCAGAGTAATCGACGGGTTTGACGTGTTCAGCTCAATAAAGTTGTCATTGTTGAGCTTGTATTTAACGCGGAACTCATTGACGTTTACTCTGTCGTGCTGCCAGCTCAGGTCAAAACCAGTGTGAACAGTTTGGCCCTCTTGATACAAGAACTCAGTGCCAGATAAACCCTCTGGCGCACTTGGCGTACCGTTCAGGTTGCTGATGTCTCGTGTTGTTAGTGCAATGTCTTGCTCAACGGCTGCATAAATTGACTCGTTATATGCAACAGCAGTAACTCCCACCGTGCCATCACCGCCTTCAGCAACGGAAACAATCCGATATTGCTGCGACTGGATGTCGCTGGTTTGGATCAGATAAATTGCTTGTGATTGTGGTGCTTCGCTGAACGCGCTGCTAACAGTGATCGCAGTGCCTGAGATGCTGCTAATTGTCTTTGTCTCAACTAAACCTGTTGGCAACAGCACTGACAGTGTTGGGCTTGCGGCCAGATTTACAGATAGATCCGTGTCACTGTCGATCGTGACAACAGTTGTGGTTGAAGAACTGACCCTCCCACTGCGACGTGTGCCAGCACGCAACGGATCAGCAACATCAATGACGATGCCTGGCGTGACAGCAATGCCAGCATCAATAGAAACAGCAAAGCTGACTGTTTCTGACAACAGTCTTTCGCTAGTCAGCAGCCATTTACCCAGCCTGTGTGCTTGGCCCTGGCTATAACAACCAATCGCCTTTACGTCTTTGTTGACGATGCCGTATTTAGCGACGGCCTCATGATCCTCAATGTATTCGTATTCAACATCACCCAATGTGTCGTAGCTCTGCCATGCAACCGTTGCGCAAGTGTGGCGCGTCTTCTCTGCTGTGCCGCTATAGGTGAACAAACCATCAACAACATTGCTAGGCCCCAGCAGATATTGAGAGTCAGCAGGCTTGTCCTGCCGCAGAACAAGTGACCCAGCGCCGTAATAACTAATCCCCCTAAAAATGCTGGTTAGTTGCTGGATGACGTTGTAAACCTCATCGCGAGTATTCAGCAGCAGATTGAGGCTGAATCGTGGTTCTTGACCGCCTTTGCCATCATCGACAAGCTCGTTGCAATATCTGCTGATTTCATAGAAGTCGAACACATCTAGTGATGACTCAGGCACAGAACACCCATAGCGGGTGTCTGTAAGCAAGTCATATAAGCACCAGGCAGGATCTGAAGTCCACGTCGCCGCAGACAATGTGCCGTTAAAAAGTCCTGAATATGTAATCCGACCCAGATGCGTCGTTGTGTCAACAGTGCCGTTGCTAGGGATCCTGACCTTTGTGCCCCGGATCAGATATTTACGGCGTGGGATGTTTTGAAATTGTTTTGAGCTAAACCGCAAGCCCGCCAACGCACTGTTTGGGTAAGCCAGCTTCTCGTCTTTAATCTCTGTGTAGCTGCTAAAAAATGTTGAACTTGCACGTTTTGTACTGGTTTCATCTGCACTTGTACGAACAACACGCAAATCAACAGGGAAGCTGCCCGTCAGCTCTAGCAAATAGTCCCGTTGATAACGACTGCTGCTCTTGCCACTAATCGTGTCAGTAAGAACGTCGTTAAAACCGCCACCGTCATACTGCAGCTGAATTTTTATGCTGACAGAGTTGCCAACAATATCTCCATCATCTTCAACTGCCTGCAGCGATGGAACTGTAATTGTGACGCGCACACGATCAATATCAGAATCAGTGATTGACCTAGTCACTGACGCTGCGTTTGTTACCTCAACATTTACAGACCTCTCATTCTGAATCCCGCCTGCAGGGTTTGGAATATGCGGTTGAGCTTGAGTGCCAAACGCCAACGCAACCGTGAAGTTGTCGAAGTTGACAGAACCATCAGTGTTTTGAATCGGCGTGTCATCTAAAAAAACGCTTTTTGCACCGTCATCTAAACCTTCGATCTCACCTTCGCATAGCAACTCAAGGATGCTTACAAACTGTTCTGACTTGAGGCTGTCATCTAGCTCCGTTGGAGTCCTACTACTTGAGCCGCCACCTTTGCCGCCTCCGCCGCCGCCAGCACCTTGAATTAGTTTTTGATCAATCATTGTCAAATAATCCCCGTAGTTTCAAACACCAGGCCATACTTTTTACGCATGGTCACCGGCAATCCTGCCAACGATGGATGCGTAGTTGTAACGGCAGAATGATCAACGTCAAACCCAGAGCTGATCACGGCTGAACCAACAACAACACGTCCATACGCTATAGGGACCGCAAGGCCCTGCTGGGTGGTGTTTGTGATGCCGCTGAAGCTGAAGTTTTGAATCCGATTCGCTTCTTTCAACTCCAAACCTGATGGAGGCGTTGGTGAAATAATTTGCGATACACCTGTCAGAACCAAGCCTGCACCAATAGCTGACAACGCCGTGCCCACAGTGGTCAACGTTCCGATTGCTGCTGGAGCCAAAGGACCAAAAGCACCAAAGCCAGCACCGAACAAGCCAGCGCCAGGAAACAAAAACGATGCACCAATTAACAAACCACCAAACAAGGCACGGCCAAACCCACCACCAGCACCAGCGATCACAGGCGTGATGCTAAAAACCTCACGCTCTGACCAAGGCAAAGCCAACACGCTCACGTCATCAGGTGTCGCCTCCTGCTTGCCAACCCTTACCCGGTAGCCAACGCCATCTTGCTCGCTATCAATTAACCACTTATCCAAGCCTGGAAAATTAACGCACAGCGCCTTTACTGCCTGCGCTGGTGTCGCCACGTCAAGCTCAAACCGGCACTGGCCTAGCCGCTCACGCAAAGCGCCGTAGACCTTAACGACTTTCATGGCGTATAGCGCGGTCTGTGGCCTTCAAATAATAGCCGCCTAATAAATCACGAGAACTTAAACGACCCTGTATGTGATGCAAAATCTGTTGATCGCCAAGATAAATCGCAGCATGGTTCGGCACAGGCGACTGCAGATTCATCAGCAACAGGTCGCCACGCTGCAGCTCTTGAATCGGCACCCGCAAGAAACCTTCCTTAGCGAAATTCTCCACATACATATTCTCGCCGTTGTGCCACCACTGATCACGTCGGTGATAGTCGCTCAACGTGATGCCGTACTCACGCTGAAAAAAGTCGCGCACCAAGGTGTAGCAGTCCACAATCCCGTGAACAAACTCGCGCCCTACATACTGCAGCTCAAAGCCTTCAGGCTCGCAGTATCCCCACCCTTCTGTGTTCGGGTTGATGATGAACCACGGCAAACCGGATTTTTCACAGGCAACACGATCAGCCTCTGATGGCCTGGGGTTCGTCACAGGGTGACTGTGGCAAACCGCCACTATCTCGCCCTTGTCCTCTACCTCATGCCAACCGTCAAGCACAAAATGTTCATCCGGGGTTTGCGCAATGTTGCGGCAAGGGAAGTAACGCCGCCTGCCCTTCACAACAGCAACCAGCCCGCAGCACTCTTTTGGGAACTCATCCTTGGCGTGTTGCAGGATGTCCGCCTGCATCGCATCAGTCAGCTTCATCGCGTCAAACCAGCGCCAGGGAATGAGCCAAATGGCAACGTTCCATTCTCACCAAACCGCAGCTTGCAGGACGCTAAACGCTTGCCGCAAACGTCCTGAGCCAACGTGCTGACGCTGTTGCCGTTGACATCAAAAAAATTGCTGCCGGTGTAGCTGCACTCGCTGCTCCTGTAGATCCATTGACAGGTGTTGGCGACAACCTGCCGCTTTGGTAGTTTCTGCCCAGCGAGATCAAACTCACTGGCAAGCTCAAACGTAACGACGTCGCGGGTCTCTGTTGCCTTGCGGTTGATGCGCCAGATTTCTGTTGGAAACCTAGCGTTTGGATCTGCTGTCGATTCGCCGTCCAGATAACGTTTCAGGGTGCGGATCCGTTTAACCGTTGCACCTGTCAGATCGTTGCCTGCTGTGGTGGCATTGACCAGCGCCAGCAACGTGGTCATCGTGCCATCAAGGTTGGCAATCGTCAGCGTTGGTTGCGGCAACGTTCCACTCGATCGCATCTCGAATCCGTCAGCTTGAACCGGAAAACGTGTGTATGCGTTGCCGTCAAAAACGATGTTGCCTGTCACCGCAGCATTGCTGCCAGCATGAAAGCGGTAAACGTCAGAACTACCGTGCAGCGTGCTGTCTAAATGCAACTCAAACAACTCAATGATTGCGCTAGGCGCAAGAACTGAAACATCCTCATAGACGCTGCTGATTGCAGTCCAAACAACAGTGTTGTCAGCAACCGTGCTGCCAATATCTGTTGGCCAACTAGGTTCAGATCCTGCTGACGTTCCAGCAGTAGTGCAGCGAAACCACAGGCCACTCGCTTGGCTCGCAGTGGCCCTGCGTATATCACCAACAGAAAAAGCGGTGCTGGCTGCCCAGGCTGCGACTGCTGCCATTACGGTTCAAATACTTCGCGAAAGGTTGCGTTAATTGTGGCGCGGTTCAGATACGGGATTGATTTGCTCCAACTCTCGCAAACAAATTTTGAACTGCTACCTTCACCTGGTGGTGTGAAATCAAACGATGCTGAATCGTCAGCGCGGGCATCTAAGAAAGTTTCGATTGTGTCTGAGTCAGTTTCAGAAACTTCAAAAGTGAGTTGATAAACCTTCGGGTTTTGATTCAGGCCGTACTTCAGTCGGAGTTCAAAACCATCACCGAAGCGCACACTCCGCGTTGTAGGGCGGCTGCGTTTTTGGATGCCGTAAGTCGGCGTGATTGAAGGGAAATTAGCCATTAGATAGCAGCGATAAGGCCACCAGGCCGTTTTTGTTTAATCAGTTCCTGTTGTACTGCCAACCCGATCGCTTTGCCAAGTTGAGCACCTTGGCCGCTGCTGGCATCAGCAGAGGTTTCAGAGGCATCAACGTTGACGGTGATTGTCGTACCGCCACCCATGCCAACACCATTGGGCAGGATTGTGCCAGCACGATCAGGAACAAACAGCTCAGGGCCACGTTCGCCAACAACAGAAGGACGACCAACTGCTGGACGGCCGCCATTTGCGAAGCCTGGTAAAGCTGAGAACAAGCTGCTGCCAGGGAAAGCAACCTGCAGCAAAGAGTTAACGCCTAGCTGCAACAGCTGTCGAGCAACATCATTGAGAACGCCTGACAACGCTTCTGATGCACTCTTGGCCTGCATCAAGGTATCGACAATTCCGGTACTGATGGTTTGACCGATGCCACCAAACAACTGCTCAAGGCGTTGTGCTTCGGCTTGCTGTCTTTTTAATGCTTCTTCTTTTGCATCATTTGCAGCTTTTGTATCAGCGACTCGTTTTTGTTCTGCTTTGCCTAAATCAAAGTTAGTTTGTAGTTGATCCCGCAGTTTTTGCAGCTCGGATTCTTTCAAATCTGGGAATTGCCTGTTAAGTTCAAATTTTGCCATTACAAGCTCTAACTGACCCCTTTCTTCTTTTGTTGTTGCCGCTGCTAACAAACCCTCTTGTTTTTTCTTCAGCAACAAAGCATCAAATTTTTGTTGCTGAGTCGCGATCAGGTCCGTGCCAGTATTTGTTTTTGTTCTAGTTAACAACTTAGGGGGCTCAACTACTTTCGGCTTGTCTTCTGCCCTTATTTGCAGTTGGCGCTGGCCAAGTTCACCAAGCGACGACTGAATTAAGCCTTGTAAACCCTCAAGAGCCTGTCTCTCTTCTCCCGATGTTCCGCCAGGTCGTCTTGTTTCTATTGCAGCCCCAAGTTCTCTAACAAAAGTAGATATGTCAGTCAGCCGTCTCGCAGTTTCTTGGATTGACGCGTCATCTCGTAATGTCGTTGTTGGCATAGCAGCAACGTTTGCCCGCATCTGTGCAATGTCACCCATCGTGCCGCCAGGGGTCAACATCGCCAGCTTTGCGCTTGCTACTCCACGAGCTACTTGAGATGACAGAATATCGTTGAAACCTGAGAGAATTTGGTTTGTCAGGCTAAGGATTTCTTTTAAAGCAGGGGCTAGTGCGTTACCTATGTGTTGAGCAAGGACTGTGATGTTGTCAACAAGGGTGCTGAACTTGCCACTTAATGTTTCTGATTGAGCGATCGCACCGTTGGCATACTTGCCGCCTGCGTTGGTGATATTTTGCAGCGCCACATTGACCGCATCTGCGCTGATCCGGCCACCTTCTAGAGCCTTGCGGAACTCATCTGCAGTGAAGCCATACATCTTCACTAGCTCGTCCTGTAGCCCAATACCTCGCTCTTGCAACTGAAGCAGCTCTTCACCCTGCAGCCTGCCTTTTGCCTGGATTTGGCCGAACGCTGTTGCGATGCCGCCTAGATCAGCACCAGTTGCGCCAGCGACATCAGCTAACCGCTTGGTGACATCAACAATCTGTTCCGTTTCAAAACCAAAAGCCTTAAGACGCTTGGCAGTTTCGACCAGCTCAGCACTTGTAAACGGAGTTACGGCGCCAAACTGCTGCAGCTCTTTAATAATGCTGCGAGCGTTGCCTAACGAACCGGTAAGCACTTCAAGGCTCTTGGTTTGGCGTTCTAGTTCTGCTGTTTTGAAAATGACGAACTTGCCAGCCTGAAAAATTCCAAAGCCTGCAACCAGGCCACGAACAGCTTTTCCAAGTTTGTTCACTCCTTTAGACGCTTTATCAGCAGCTTTTCCTGTATTTCTGATTCCTTTACTTGTTTTTTGGATACTGTTCTGAGCTTTGCTTACAGCCCCTTCAAGTTTTTTTGTTTCTACCGTGACACGCCTGAGCGGGTTGATCGCTTTTGCAGCGTCAACAATCAGCTCAACAGTTGACTGTGCCACGGCTGCCTAGCAATAGCTTGATTCTACCTCCGCATTTGCTTTGCACGCTGCATTGCTTTTTCCTCATGCTCCGCCTTGACTTCATAAAACGCAGCGAAATGAACAAGCTCCGCGTCAGTTAACTCTGTGCGGAGCCTGCTGACTGTCATGCCAAGTTCGCAGGCCAGAAAAAACTCGAAATAAGTCCAACTGTCCTGCTTCAGTCGTTTTTTGCTTCTTCAAGGCCAGCCTCTTCACCAAGGCCAAACAAGAACAGCTCAATCTCATTCAGCACAGACTCAGGCAATTGACGCTGGAGCTTGTTTGCATCAGCAGCAGCGAAAGCCTTGGTGCCATCCTCAAGCTCAGCAATTTGACACAGCATGTTAGTGCTGATGTCCAATGCCTCATCAGTACCAGCTAACTGCTGTGCTTTCTTGCGGTCAGCGCGGGTAATGGGCTTAAAAAACAAATCGACGACCTTATCGCCGTTTGCGTTTTTTAGTTGAAATTTGCGCCGCTGGTTGAGGTCAAACGCCCCAACCAGCAGATCAACGGTGCGATTTCCAGCAGGCATTTAGACGACAGATTTGTCATCTAAACTATAGCCTCATCACTCAAGATTAGAAGTGATGGTGCTGCTGGTAATGAAGTTGCAGGTGGCAACAACTAGCTCACCGACAGTAGAAGTGATTTCCATGTCGGTAATAATTCCGCCAAAGGCAACCGAATCAGTGCCGTTTGTGTTGCCGGTGGTAAACAACTCGAACGAAGCATCAGCGGCATCATTTGCTTTGATGATGTCTTCAATGAAACCGGCTTGGCCCGTTGCATCTGGGTCGTAAACCAGTTCAACTGTTCCGGAGCCAGAAATCATGCTGCCAACAAATTGGCGAAAAGTGTTCCCATGAACTGAAGTGTCCAGGGTTTCTTTAGTGATTGACAGGCTCCAGCTGCGAGTACCGACAACAGTGGCAAGACTGCCGCTGCCGGTCTCAAATTCAACTGAACCGGATTCGCCGCGAATGGTGGCCATGGTCAGAGTTCCTCGATGGATTCAAAGGTCACACGGACCTGGGTTTGGAAGTAGCCCTCGGGTGCTGCTGAAAGCAGTGCCTCTGGACCTGTTGCAGCGTCGAAGAAAACCCCCGACA